ATACATATGCTACTTATGACGATGGGACACCAGTTCATATGAACATGTCCTTATCCTTCACCGAACTGAATCCCATTTATCGTGAAGACTTTGATACTCTTCAGGACAACGCTAACGGAGTTGGTTACTAATGGCTAGTCACTATTTTTCACAACTACCCAACATAACGATCAGGAATCCACTGGACGACAGTCCAGCGGTAGAAAACTATATAACCACAAAAAATCTCTTTGTAAGAGGAAAACTGAGAGATGATCTCAAAGATTCAATAACATACTTCCAGAAGTACACCATTGTAGAGGGAGAAAGACCTCAAGATGTTGCACAGAAATTTTATGGCAGTCTAAAGTATGATTGGGTAGTTCTTCTGACTGCTGGTATCACAAATGCTAGATCAGAATGGCCTCTTACTAGCAAGACTCTGTACGACTATGCTCTCGATAAGTATGGTTTGCAGGATCTAAACGCTGTAAAATACTATGAGACCACTGAAGTAAAGGATAGTATGGGAAGACTCATTCTTCCTGCTGGATTAGTCGTAGACTCCACCTTTACCATCGCTGATCCTGATAATGGAAACCTGACTCTAAACCCAGTTATCGGTGTTACAAACTACTTAGATGAAACTAGAGCGAATGAAGAGAAGAGAAACATTCGTCTTCTCAGAAGATCGTATCTATCCACATTCGTCTCTGATATGAAGACATCTCTTAGATACAATAAGTCTTCGGATTATATCAACAGAGACACTAAGATGACTTATAACTCAGAAACAAAAGGACTCTAGCGTAACTTTGGTCCGTTTGCCCAACCTACCACCGCAGATCTCTGACCCTTTGTCACAGGATTAACCTTGTGTGGGCAGCGAGCATCAAAAATAACAGCAGTTCCCTTCTGTTTAGGCATCTGCTGCCACTGATTAAAGTAGTCAACAATAATTAACTCTCCACCCTCATACTCGTCTGGATCACTGAGTTGAATAGTCAGTGAAAGTTTCCTCCAGTAGTCTGCCTGTGGAGAGATGCCATAGTCACAGTGCCAGTCGAAGTTACCTCCGACCTCATATCTCATCATCTGATACTCGAACAGATCGATGTCGAACTGATACTTCTGACTATTAATGAAGTTAAAACAGTCAGTGCCAATAAGTGCTGGATATGAACTTGCTAGGACAGCATGAATGTCACACACCCTATAGTTTTCGTTGTCCTCATACTTTTGATGCATAGGAATCCATGCATCATCATCTAAAGTATCCTGATACTCTATGATTTTGTTAATGGCATCATCACTCAGAGAAAAGATATAATATGGTTTCTCATTATTATGATTATAATTATCCATAAAATAGGTTTCCAGAGACGGAGATTCTTTGCTCTTCGCAATTGTAGAAAGGATATACCCCATGATTAAACTGAGATGAGAAGAACAACATCTTCCCTTCTTTCTCAGGGTCCATAGGAACAAAATGATTCTTTATTTTACCAGTAGTATCGAGATATGTAAAGTGGAAGTCAGATGCAGTACATCCTTCCATGTCGAATAGACTATGTTGTTCTTCACTATATGTTGGTATCTTCATCCAGATGACAAAAGAGAACACACCAGAATGAGAGTGCATTGGATTGAACTCATGCTGGTTCTGATAGTTTACCCAAAGAGACTGCAAATGCAACTTACTACGGTCAACATTACAGTCAACTTTTGAGAACGATCCAGGAAATTCCTGGGCAAATTTTGTAGCACAAGGAAGCAGAACATTCCTCATGAGTTTGTCATCTATATCTTCCAAGAACAAACTACTCTCAATATGTCCTGCGAGAGTATGCGTTGCTGTTCTTTTGATAATGTTCGCAGAATCAATACACGATTGTAGATGATCTATATCGTCTTTTGTAAGATCAACTTCCAACCACCCTGTAACGGGTGGATTAACAACATTTACCTTCATAAAAGACTTAATAAACCAGTTACGCTTCTTTTTGCACTGATATCAGAGTATGGAACTGCAGGATTATCAAGAAGAACTGGATCTTGTCCCCTCATATTGGCGACTCTGGTGATCTCCTCGTTCTCCTTCTCCGTTGCCAGATAACGATCCTCCAGAAGTTTGGTCGTTATTTCTTTGGCACTTACAAGATCCACATCCACAGTCGAACTTGAGTGGTTGTATGTCCATGCTTCTCTGAATACTTTTGAGGGTAACTGCGAATGGTCAATTACGGAATATTCTGAGGTAGGAACATCCTTCGCAATGACAGCATCATCTGCCAATGCACAATTAACTGCAGGAATTAATACCCTGCATTTGCCATCATTGCCGTTGTAAACAATAACCTTATCGCGTGACATTAGGCACCTGCGCTAACGGTGATATTAGTAGCGGTTGGATAAAGCATCAGAACCTTTTTACGGGCATCTGTATCATCTTTAGCGTAAACATCAACGCTTTGAGTTGCTCCGTTTACGGTAAAAGTGGCAAGATAATGATTTCCTTGAAAAGCCATTTCTTTAAGTTGTAGTACTAAAAAGAGGGAGTTGCCTCCCTCTGGTTATTTATATCATTCCTCAGCAAGACGCTGGAAATAAGACAGGGCGTCATCTTCGTCATCATCAGAGGACTTGGACGACAGAGAGTTGAGTTCTGCCTTCAGATCCTGAGGAACGGGTTTGTATTCCTCTTCTTCATCGGCAACTTCTTCATCCACAACAGGACGAGAAGCAGGTTTGGAGATGCCCAGAACATAGTCCAGACGCTTCTTCAGTTCATCGTAGGTCTTGAACTGAGCAGGAGAAGAGATCTCTTCCAGAGAATACTCTTTCTTCCAGACGCCTTCCAGTTCATCGTCAGAGAAGTCACCGAGAGTGCCAGGACGAGCAAACTCAGAAGAATCATAGTTCCAGTAACCTGCAACCTTTTTGATCTTCAGTTTGAAGTCTGCACCTGCCCAGAAGTCGAAGGGATTGATGGGTTCTTCGTCTTCAAACTCGGGTTGCATGGCAGCGAGGATCTTATCGTGGATCTTCTTACCATACTTGTACAGCATGACCTTGCCTTCGTTCTGAGGGTTAGCAGGGTCACGAACAACATAGATGTTGCTGTAGTAAGACAGTTTACGCTTCTGCTTACGGGCGGTCTCCTTATCAGAGTCAATACCACTGTTCCACAGTTGGGTATTGTACTCGGACACGGGGTCCTTCTGATTCATGGTAGTCAGAGAGTTCTCAATATACCATCCACCAGGTCCTTGGAAGGCATGAGAATACATACGAGTCCAAGGGAGTTCCTCTCCATCAGGAGCGGGGAGGAAACGGATAACGGCATAACCGTTACCTGCTTTGTCCACCTCAGGTTTCCAGAGACGATCGTCTCCACCTTGAGGGGAGTTCGACTTCTCAACCTCTTTAACGAGTTTGGCAGTAAGACTGCCGAGAGAAGACTGCTTCTTGAGCGATGCGAAAGACATAGATTTGGCCTGTGTTTTTAGGATTTGGTCTGTGCGAGTCCATTATAGGATGACTCATCTATCCCTGTCAAGAACTTTCTCCCTGACCGATTCAAGCGTTTTCCTCATATTGGAGAACAGAACCGAGCAGTCGATGTCCTTTGGGAACCCCATCATTATAGCAGAGTCGCGGACATTGTTCGCAACCTGCTTTGCACGGGGATCGTCTGACAATTTGAGACGGGTGTAGAGGATCTCCTGCTTTTCTAGGAGATAGTCTAACCGCTCTAAGTGTTCAATCTTTTCTTCAGTGGAGAGTTCTGGAAACTTAAATGCTTCCTTATAGATTTCTGCCTGAAGATCATTGATCTCCTCCATTTCTTTCTGAACGAGTTCAGAGTCAAAGAAACTAGACATGAATCACCTCCCTTAATATTTTTTTATACTTGAACACATCGATATTTAGGAACGGTTTATACTTCCTAATTTTCAATGATACGGTTTCCCACACTGGGTCGAAAAGCTTCTTATCGAAGTCATTCCCGAACAGGAATATTTTATCATAGATTGCCAGCGTTTCAATGCTGATTTTCCCGCTCAGGAATTTTTTTAAAATAGGTGGATGACCCCGTGTACATTGGAATACAGAAAGTAAATTTTCGTCAGAAAACAGATAAATAGACTCCTTTCTGAAGATTTCTTCTAAATCTTTTAATTTTAAAATATAATTTTCATAAGTCTCTCCTTTATCATGGACCATATCACCGACCCACGACTTATCGTCTAAAAAGTACGACACAAAATACTTAGTGACCTCTGTGTCACTTCTATAGTGTGCCAACTTCTCGAAGAAATACTTGTCTTTACGCTTGTTAAACGCAGTTACAGATGCTCTTGCCTTACCATTGCTTTTAAAGAAATCAAACTGATCTTTTGTAAAATGGTTTTTTACCGCAAGATATGTCCTATAGCAATCGTATGGTGTCAAAGTGGTAGTTTTGCACGAGTGGTTCTTTTCATGAAATTCAATTGTTGAGCATCACACTTAATCTTTTCCTTCAAAGGTTTAGAGATTAGTTTAGTGACTGACTCAATATCAATACTATTCTCTTCGCAAAAGAGAACAACAGCATCAATATAATTCAATTTTTCGTTTAAGACAATGTTCTCAATTTCCAGAGCAAATTTTGCTGGATTCATAAATTTTTGTCCTAGTGCCTGGGTAAATTCATTTTCCATGGAGTTGTAAGTGATATTCTAAGAAGGTTTTAATGTAGGTAACGAGAAGTTTCATATACTTCAACTTGTCACGCTCTTCATAGACAACACACTCACCGTTTTCACATGCCATGATAATGACCAGTTTTTTGACAGGAGTGCCTGTCAGTTCATAATACATGCAGGCGTATGCTGCTGCTTGTACAAAGTATCCATCGATCCAAGATCTTGGTTTAGGTTCTTTTGAGGTTTTGAAGTCAATAACTGCTAACTCACCCTCGTATTCAGCAATACAATCAACAGTTCCAGCAATACCGAGTTCTGTGCTATACAGAGAACCCTCTAGGGTGTGGATGTTGTCGATTTTGTTCAGTGATGGTTTAGCAATTTTGAACAAAAAGTCCGAAAGTGGTTGGACTATAGGTAGATCTTTATTATAAAGATAATTTTCGACCAGCGAGTGCATGTCTGTACCACGACTGGTCGCTTTGCGAGTGATAGCGTTTGCTTTCTCTTCGCCTACCTTTTTCCGCCACTTTGCGAACTTATCTTTATTATAATGACTGATAACAGAGGTAATAGAAACCATCTTGTTATCGGGTGTGTCATAAT